GGGACGGGTCTTTGCAGATGAACGTCGCTTGCCACGGGATGGCGAGCGAGTTCGCATCGGAGCCGCCCATCATGTTGCGGATGTGCGTCATGTCGAGCGCGCGCGGCAGGGCAAGGGCACGCATCTCGATGGCGCCCGACGGGTACGCGTCGATGCGGTTCGTCGGGACCGAGAAGTAGAGCGGCTGGTAGCCCTTGTCGGCGGGCTCGTCGGCTTCGGCCAGCACGGGGTTGAGGGCGGCGCGCATCTCCGAAGCCTTGTCGAAGAGCAGCGCGCGCGTGCGCTCGTACAGCGTGCCAGCCATGCGGATGCGGCGCATCCCGAGGAAGACCGGGCCTGCGTCCATGCCGTCCTGCTGGGACCGCTTCTCCGTGAACTGCACCACGTCGGCGTCCCCGAGGGAGGCCGTCTCCACCACGCAGCCGTACATGCCCGACGCGATGCCCGCGCCGGGTGCGATGTTGGCGCGCAAGTCCTCGTCGTTGAGCAGGAAGCCCCGGTAGAGGATGTCGCGGTTCAGGTCCATGCAACCATCCTAACAGGAAACGGGGGGCCGAAGCCCCCCGTCCCCTAGTTCAGCTTACGAAAGCTGCGACGCGCTCTCGATGCGGACGTAGCGAGCGCCCGCCTCGTCAATGAGCATGGCCCCGAACATCGCCTTCCAGCCGAGGCTGGCGACCTGCGCCAGCTCGTCACCGTGGCCGCCCGGAGCGACGTAGTGCGTGCTCAGGGTGCCGTAGTCGCCGAACGCGTAGGCGTCGGGACCAAGGATGATGGTCGAGTAGATGTCGGCGCCACCGGCGCCACCGGCCGAGAAGACGCGCGCGCTCGGGCTCTCGTAGAACCGAACGCCAGCGTACTTCCCAATCTCGCCGTTGAGGATGGCCTGCCCGCCGTTGTAGCGGCTGACGTCCATCCAGCCACCCACGTCGCTGTCCTCTTCGAAGTCGAAGACGACGTTGGTGTGGATGACCGCGTGGTAGGTGCCGTCACCGAAGGTCGGAACGGAGTCCGACTTGAGGCTGGCCTTGCCCTTGCGGACGAGGGAGCCCGTGAGCACGTCGGTCGAGGCGACCTGATTGCGGGCGGTGTTGCCAGCGCCAGCGTACAGGACGTTCGTGCCAGCCGCGAGGATGCGGCCCACGTACTCGTCAATGGTGGCAGCGGCCTGCCGAGACACGCGCTTGGCACCCTCGGCCATGAGGTCGAGCGGGGACTCCATGAGAGCCTTGTCCGTGAACTCGACGCGCTGGCCCGCCTGATAGGCCGTGAACTCCTCGTAGCCGAACGAGAGAGCCTGAGCCGTCGGGCTCGTGCCCTCCGTCAGCCACGGGGCCGTGCCCGCAGAGACGGTGCCGTTGTTCGTGGTGACGGCGAGATACGGCATGCGGAGGAACCGCATGGTCGCATTCGTGCCCTTCACGAACGACGCCTTGAGGAAGTGGCCGGGCATGAGGTGCGGCAGGTTGGGGATGAGTTCATCCTCAAGCTGCTTGCGGATGAGCGTTTCGACAATCTTGTCGAAGTTGGTCGTGCCCGTGTTGGTCGTGGTCACTTGTTCTCCTTAGCGCATCCCGCCGAGGCGGGTGCGGTTACTGGTGTCGCATGAGGACGGACGGGTCGAGCCCACGGAGAGCCTTCTCCAGCTCGGTTGCCGACATGTCCTCCAAAGACTTCGGAGCGGCCGCCTGCTGCCTGCCCGGGTTGTTCCCGATGGGCGTCGGCACCGGCGTCTCCGGCACGAAACCCGCCGTCATGCGGGCCTCGCTAGCGGCAAGCTGGTCCTCGGAAAGCGCAGCCGCCGCGTCGCCCAGAACCCCGAACGTCTCCGGGTACTTGGCCGCCACGCGTGCGAGCGTTGCTTCCTTCCGAACCGCTGCCAGTTCTGCGTCCTTCGCTGCGAGCTGTGCACTCAGCGCCTCATCGGCCTTGACCTTGCCGTTCTCGTAGTCCGAGAGCCGGGCAAGAGCCTCGTCCCGGGCCTGCTGCGCGGCGGCTGCCGCCTTCTGCAGTTCCGTGACCTTCGCGTCCAGACCAGCGTTGCGACTGCGGAGCGTAGTGACCTCGTCGGGCTGGGCGGGAGTGCCAGCGGCCGGAGCCTGCTGGGCCTCGTCGCCCTGCGACGCGGTGCCTGCGGTGTCAGTCATCGTGGACGATTATACCTCACTGTTGTGGCTGTGCAAACAACGCCTGCAACTCCTGCCACGTATCAGACAAGATAGCACCGAGGTCGGTGGCCTGCGTCGGCTCGCTCAGGGCGGCGGCGGCGTCCTCCGGGTTAGGCTCCACCACAGACTGGACGGCCCGGCCGAGCCACTGCGTGTTCGACCACCACGGCACCATCCGCTTCGACGCGTCGATGCCCGGCTGCACGAGGTCGATGTTCTTCGGCTCGCCGCCGTTCTCGATGCTCGACTTGTTCCTGAGCCCCTGCTGGGCGAGGTCGCGCATCCACGCCGGGTACGACGCCGGAACGGACCACGGGGTGGCGGGCAGCATGTAGGACAGGAAGTCCACGGCGGGGCTCTTGCCGATTTCGGTCATCTTCGCATCCAAGTCCGTATCGTACTCGCGCTGGACGCCCAGTGCCAGCTGGATGTCTGCCAAGTTCATCGCCAGCAGGCCGGTCTTCTGACCGAACGGCTCAAGCGCGAGGAAGCGGATAAGCTCCGGGCCAACCTTGCCCCACATGTACGACGCCGGGTAGAGGCCGAACATCGGGTGGTTCAGGGTGCGCTGGAGGACCGACCGGCGCTGCGCGAAGTAGTGCAGCCGGAACACGTCGGCCCACCGCTGCTCCATGCCTTGGACGGCCGTCTCCCACAGCAGGGACTCCTGCGCGTTCCACGGCACCGGCCCGTCCGCAATCCCGAGGATGGAGCGCACATCCCCGACGCCGGATGAGAGGTTCGTGAACTCCACACCCGACACGCCCTGCTCCATGAGCATCTGCATCTGCTGCTGGACCCAAGCGGCGGCCATCGACATCGCGTTGCCCTGATTGGGCGGGGTCGGGATGTAGGTGCGCTCAAACAGGTCGGTGGCGTCGCGGGGCATCGGCGTGGTGGGCAGGTCAGGGGCCACAGCGACCGTCCCGAAGCGACTGCGCGACCGCATGTTCACCACGCCGATAGACATGCCATCGTTCTCTCCGGCCACGACGGCCGCCGAGGCCCAGTTCGGGTCGTAGATACCGGCGGCCTCCATCTCGGCTCGCCACTCCTCGATGAACGCCTTGAGTTCCGGGTCGATGAAGTCCCCCTCCGGGTTGAACGGCCCGATGAAGTCGCTAGGCGCGGCGGCGGTTCCAGCCCGGCGCGCGGTCCCGGCGCGGAAATCGGCCATCGCGGGATGGAAAGCCATGTTGTTCAGCTCGGCGAACAGCTCGGGGGCCGGGCCGTGCGCCTTCTGCACCATCGCGTACTGACTCAGCTGACCGCGCAGCCGCAAATCGTTCTTGATGCGATGGAACATGTCCGTCAGCTTCTGCGTCGCATACACGCCCTCCGCCATGTCCATACCCGTGCGCACTGCGCCAAGGTAGATGAGGTAAGACTCCAGCGCATGCGACAGCTCGTGCAAGACGGCCGACCCTTCGTGCCCCACCGATGTCACGAAGTAGGCGGTACCGGCGGCGGCGCGTCCAACGTAAATGTTGCCGGAGCCAGCGAACGCGCCGGGCGCGTAGGCGGGGACATCCGTCGTGTGCGGGTCGGCAATCTCCTTCTTCCAAATCTTCATCTCGGCCGCAGACTGGGTGATTGGATGGCCCATATACACCGCATCGTTGCGGTAGAACCACTCGTCCCACGGCACCGACATCGGAGAGGGTCGCCAGCTGTCGGCGCTCTTTCCCGAGATAAGACGCATCGTTCCGCCGTGCAGGCCACCGCTGGGCGTAGCCCAGCCTGTATACCCCTTAGTGACGTCGATGGTGCCCAGCGGCATCCCGGGGAACATCCGGCGCCCCATCGAGAGGTGCCCGAAGAACTCCCGCGCCGGGTCGCCGGGCAGCGCCCTAGCGCCAGCTCCGACAGGCGTGGTCGAGGGCAGGCCGTGGCCCATCGGCGCCGCAGGGTCGGAGCCAAGGGCTTCGCTCTCGTGTTCCAGCGTGCGGCCGAAGGTCTGCTCGTAGTCTCGCCAGTTGTCCGGCTGCTGAACCACGTGCCCAAGCCGCTGCACGCTGCGCGTCTCCAGAGCGCGCGGGCCAAGCCAGTCCGCCAGCAGCCACGGCCGCAGCTCCGGCTTGAACATCTGCAGCGCCAGCGCGATGGAGTGCATGCTGTCGAGGTCGGTGCTCTCCTGCCCGTACCCGTAGACGGCGCGCACAACCCACTCGCGGGCCAGCCCGCCACGGTTGGCGCGATACGGGTGGAAGTACCCCCGGTCGGGCACCTTGAGAATGTCATTCGCAAGGTCGGCCCGCAGTTCATCAGCGGTCGCGTACGGGCGCGCGTCCGGCACGAGCTGGATGGTGATACCCAGTCCGCCCGCCGAGCGCGGGCGCACAATCTTGCCGAACAGTCCGTCAACCGCGCTCTGGATGGCCTGCTGCACGGTATGCAGCTGCGAGCCGTCAACCGCGCGAACTTCCGTCGCCCGGTAGAAAAGCAGCTGCACATCATTCGGGTCCACGACCTCTTGGGCCGAGCGCCGATAGGCGCGAGCGAGCTGCGGGTTCTGCGCTGGCGCCGCCTCGATGGCCTGCGCGAGCAAGTCTTCCAGCTCCGCGTTGTCTTCGTACACGTTGCGCAGTTCCGACCTCGGGCGCCCGGCCGAAGTCAGGAAGTCAGACGCGAACTGGCGGATGCCCGCGATGCCGCTAGTGCCCGGGTCAATCCCGGCGCGCGCAGTCCCCAGCGGAAGGAGGCCGACCGTCTCGCCGACCAGATGGCGAGCCAGCAACGTCGCCCCGCCGTTCACATCGAACAGGTCGTTGACCTGCTGGATGGTCATGTGCGACCAGCCGTAGTCAATCTGCGTGCGCAGGTCGGGCAGCATCTCGCGCAGCAGCGCCAACTTCATCGACGGGTGCAGATGACGAGCCAGCGTTGCGGAGAACTGCTGGTAGAACGACTCCATCGTCGTGACACCGGCCTCGCCCCACAGTTGCGCGAGGCTGGGCATCGTGACATCGACGTTGCCGCGCCGGACGGCCAACACCTCGCCCAGATGCCCGATGCCGTCCACATTCTGCGTAGTCCCGAGGTTCGGCAGAAAGACCTGCGAAATCCACTCGACCGGGCTCATCTTCTGCTGACTCGCCCACCCGCGCACAAGGCGCTGCAGGTCGGCAATCTCTTCGGGCGTGGCTCCATAGGCCGACTCGACCTCGCGCCAGAAGCCATCCCAGTTGAACCGCAGGGCCGTCAGCACGCGCTGGGCGTAGTCAGAGTGCGCGCCCATCGCGCGCAGCGTCTGCTCCAGCTCGGCTTCGGTCAGCAGGCGGGCGGCCAGTGCTCGCTTCACATCGGCGGCGCTGCGCAGGACCCGTCCCTCCGAGTCTTCCAGCCGCAGGGCGTCGAACATCTTGTCCAGATGCAGCGGCTTGAGGTCGCCGAGCGTAGCGGGGACGGCCCACTGGCCGACCTGAATGGCGTTCTTGTGGTGGGACGTGAAGCCCACGAGGTTGCCGTTGGGGTCGAGCGTGCGCCACACCAAGATGTCGTTGGCGGCGGTGTTTTCGGCGAGGAACCGCAGGGCGAACTCGTCGTCCTCAAGGATGCGACCCTCTTCGCCGGACGCCCACGCCCGCAGCCTATCCCACTGGCCGGGCTGGAACTGCTCCCAGATGTCGCGCATCTCCTTCCCGAGCCCCTTGCGGAAGGCGCGCAGCATGTTGAGCTGCTTCACGCCCTGCACGTTGAAGACCTCATCCACAACGCGCGTCAACGCATTCAGGCGTCCGTCGCCGACGGCCATCTCGCGCTCCAGCAGCCCGCCCCAGTTGGCGCGCTGGGACAGCTCGGCGATTTCGTCATCGCTCATGTTGAAGAGCCGCGTCTCCACGAAGGTCCGCATCAGGGCCGCTGCCGCCGTGTCCTCCTCCGTCATCGCCGACGTGAACGCCACGGAGGCTCCGCGCCCGGTGTTCATCACGAAGGGCTCAATCTTCTCCTGCGCTTGGAAGAAGGCATTGAACCGGAACTTGAGGAGGGGCCACAGGTGCTCGCTAATCTCGCCGATGGTGTTGCGGTTCGTCAGCTCCATGCCGAAGAGCTTGATTTTGCCGGACAGCTTCTGCGTCAGGCCGATGATGCGCGCGTCGCCGTCGTACGCCTTGAGGACGGCCAGCATCAGCTCGTGGCGGTTCAAATCGCGCTTGAGCGCGTTGGGGATGGCCGTATTAGCCATCTTCCACAGGTCGTCAGTGGAGAAGCCGCGCAGGCCGGAGTAGGACTTGCGCCCCTCCATCGCCTCGCGCATCGCCTCCCAGATGCCCTCGTACACCGCGCGGTCCATCCCAGTGTGCGAGAGGCGGTGGTACAGGTAGGAGGCGAACTTCGCCTTGGCCGCCTGCTGCACCACGGAGCCGGTCACGCCGCGCATCGCCGTGCGCGTGACCGCCTCGCCGTAGTTCAGTGCCCGACGAGCAGCGCCACGGGCGCCACGGATGGGCTGCCCGGCCGCGTTGAAGAGCCGGTCGCCGACGGGCCGGAAGCTGTTGAGCACATCAGAGGTCTGCTCCATCCACGGCTGGGCGACGACCGTCAAGTTGCCATTGAGGTCTTCGCCGATGCCAGCGAGGAACGCATCCTTCGGCCGGAAGCCGATGGTGTACGACATGCGCATCAGTTCGTCGGCTTCCAGCAGCGATGGCGCCATCTGCAGGCGCTCCGCATCCGTGACCTGATGCGGCAGCACGTCGTGGTCTAGCAGGTAGTGCAGGTGGTCGTTGAAGCGCTCAAGGGTGACGACCCACGACGTGGTGTCGATGGGGAACGTCTCAAGGATGGGGTAGAACCGACGGGCCTCCATCAAGATAGCGACCCGCGCGTCGAGGTCGTTCGCATTCTCCTCAAGCCGCTTGAGGATGCCGCCAGCGCCGAGGTCGGTCAGGGTTTCGCGCGCGATGAGGATGAGGTCGTCCAGTCGGTCTGCGCCCCAGCCCGTCTCGGCGCCAAGGCGCACGGCGTTGCGGGCTGCGTGCAGGCGGCGCACGGCGAGGCCGTAGGTGGCGGCGTCGAGGACCGACAGGCGTTCCTTGTTCCAGAACTTGGTGTTCGTCGTCAGCTCTTCGAACCACTCGTCTTCGGTCTTTCCGCTCGTCAGGGCGCCCATCTTGCGGGCGAGCTGGCGCCGGGCATCGTCCGTCCAGTCCTCGATGGGGATAATCCACTTGCTCAGCTCGGCGTCCAAGTCGCCCAGAACCTTGCGGGTCATACCCGCCAGCGCATTCTGGGTGCGCTCGCCGATGGTCAGGTTGCGGTACCCCTCCAGCAGCGCGTTGCCTTCGGCGTTCTTGGCGCGGATGACGGTCGTCGTCTGGTGCAGCCATCCGGCCACGCGCCGGAGCGTGTTGCCGGTGTAGATGGCCCAGCCGTCACGGAGTTCGTCGGCCAGCTCGGGCGTCACCTCCGCCGCCCAGTCCATGAGCGGGTTGTAGTGCTGCGCGCCGACCACATCGACGGCCGCCTGCGCAACGCGGTAGTCGCGCTCTGTCAGGGCGTACTGGGACTTCTTCCCGATGCCAAGGGCGCGCCCGCCAGCGCGCAGCAGCTCGTCGTTGGAGAGCGGGTCGATGACGGTGCGCAGCACCTTCGCCGTGCGTCCGAGGTTGCCCGCGCGCAGCTTGGCGAGGCGCATCGCCATGTCGGCGCGCGTCGAGGCGCGCACAGCGGCGAGGCTCTTCTCCGCCGCAGCGATGGCGGCGGCATCACCTGCCTGAACGGCCGCAAGGAGCGTCTGCTCCGCGCCGCGCACGGCGCGCAGCGCGCTCGCTCCACGCGCAGCCACCTTCGACAGCCCGACGGTCCCAAAGGAAATCAGGTTCACGGGGTCCAGTGCCAGCTCCAGCACGAGCTGGTTCAGCCAGTCATGCGAGTAGCCCGCGTGTTCCTTCGTCAGATAGTCGGCCGCCTGCGCCTCGGTCCACTCGCCCGAAGTGACGTTCTGGTAGACCCGCTGTTCGACTTCGTTGAGGTCGGTTCTGGCCGCAATGCGTTCCGGCGTCGCCTCTTCGGGCTCCAGATTGAGGCCACCCCACAGCCCGGGCTCGCGCGCGACGATGGAGTCCGGCGCATGCTCGCTGTCCCACGTGGCCTTACCGCTACCGACGGCCATGATGTCCCGCACGCGCTGCGGGGCGGCGAAGTCGAGGTTGCGTTCGGTAACGCGGAACGACTCGTTGGCGAAGAAGTTCAGCACAACGTCGGCGGCATCCTGCAGGGTATAGACGTTCCGCAGGCTGCCACTGAACGCGTCAGTGCCCGGCTGCTGGTTCTCCCACCGCTGCACGGCCTCGGACATGATGGTGCCGCGCGCGTCGAGGAAGTCGGTCCCGAGCAGGCCGGAGCCGGACTCGGCCATCCGTCGCTCGTACTCGGCACGGATGCCGACCTCCTCGCCGTTGACGATGGCGGTCGCGTCCGCCGGGATGGCATCGAAGCGCCGCCGGAGGTCCGCGTCCGCTGCGCGCTGCCCCTCGGGGTTCGTGATGCCGCTCTGCAGCGGGATGCGCGAGATGCCCTCGGCGATGCCGCTCACAAGCTTCCCGCCCAAGTAGGTGAGGTTGCCCGGAGCGCCGGAAACGAGCCGCATCAGGTCGCCAAGGACCGGGATGTCGCCGATGAGGCCGCCGTGCTTGCCGGTCAGGCTTTCAGCATCGGAGCCGAACAGGGCGTTCCGCGCGCCTTCAAAGAGGTTGGACGACTCCTTGGAGATGTCCTGCGCCGACCCGTACGGGTTGGTGATGTCCACGTCCATCGAGCCGGGACCGCGCAGGTTGTCGATTTCCTTGTCGGTAGACGGCGGTGTGTAGACGCCGCCCCCTCCGCCCCCGCCGCCGGAGAACACCGAACCACCGCCGGTGAAGGGGGAAGACCCCCAGCTACCGCCGGTGTTCGAAAAGGGCGACTTGGATAGCGTCACCTATTCGCCAGCCCGTACTTGTTCACAACGTTACCGACGCTGCCTGCGCTCGTCGTATTGTACAGCGGCATCGTACCGCCCAGCGTGGTCGGGGTCGTCTGCCACTGGTCGGGCTTCGGGCTGCTCGTCGGCAGGGTGTACGGCTGCGTGCCGGTCGGGAACGGCGTGAACGTCGGGCCGACCTGCATGCCACCCGGCAGCGTCAGCGGCTGCCCCATGTTGATGGTCGGCGTCGCCGACGGGGCAGGGGTCGGGGCAATCTGCGTCGTGCCCGGCTGGAAGGAGGCCGCCAGCGTCTGCATGTCGGCTTCGGGGTTCTGCGAGATGGTGGTGGTCGGGAGCGGCGTCTCGCCCGGCTTCGGCTCAAGCGGACCCTTGTTCCACTCAGGCTCCAAGTAGGTCGTGGACTCGCCGTGCGACTTCCACGCGGGCAGCGTCGCGTTGGTGTATGAGGCGACGTACTTCTGGTACGCCGCCATGTTCGTCTGACTCCACGCGGTCGCCCCGGTCTTCGGGTCCACGATGAGCGTCTGCCCAGCGGCGGCGTGCGCCTCGTTGTCGAGCTGGGCCATGAACTCCGGGTCCTGCGACAGCGCCTCCAGCATGCGCTTGCCGTCGCTCCCCTTCGTGGAGTAATGCAGCAGCGTCAGGCTCCAACTGTCGGTCGAGTTGTCCGCCGTCTTCCACGTGGGGTTCAGTGCGCTCGTCGCCGCCTTCGGGTCGGCCAGCACGATGCGCGCACCGCCATCGGACGTCGGCACCCACTTCCAGCCAGCCGGGAGCTGGGAGCCGGGCTTGGCCGAAGCCAGCATGTCGGTCATGTTGTAGACAAGGCCGTCCTTGGTGAAGGACGGCTTGAGGGCGCCGCCGGTCGGGTCCTCCTTCGTCCAGACTTCCTCGCCCTTGTCGTTGACCTTGCGGAAGTACATCTCGCCGTCAACGAGGGCCACGCGCGTGACCTGCCCGTTGTTGTTGTTCGTGTGCTGGATGGTCTGACCAGAGATGGGGTCCTGCGCCGTCACCGTGACGGGCATCGTGACGATGGAGACGGTCATCGTGCCCGTGCCGTTGCCGGTCGGGACTGCCATCGTCACCACCGACGACGCGCCCTGAATGTTGCGGAGGTCCGCCGGGTCCACGACGCCCCACTCGGAACCGCCCGGCACCGGGACGAAGACCGACTTATCGCCCTGCATCTCAAACTTGCCCTGCGTCCAGACGCCGCCGTTCGCCGCGTCTTCGCCCCACTGGTCCCATTGCGCGTCAGCCGCCGCCAAAACCGCGATGTCCTTTGACGTACCGGACTGCAGGCCGGTCAGCGACTCAGCGACCGACAGGGTGGAGCCAGTGAGGTTCGCCTCGTTGCGCAGCATCGACTGCAGGTTGCCGTCAGTGGCGATGCGCGGGTCGTTTGCCAGATTGCCAATCAGGCCGAGGATGCGATGCATCTCCTGCTGCTTGACGAGCGGCTTGAGCGACGGGTCGGCGAACACGTCGTTCAGCTCGCGCTTGAGGTCGTCGTAAATCTGCAGCACCGGCCACGCGGCTGCCTCGGCGCCGAACTCCGTCAGCTTCGAAGCCTCCATCGTCAGCTGCTGCGCGTCGGACAGGCGCCCCTCCGACTTGGCGAGGGCAATCATGCTGCGGATGGCTTCCTGCCCCTTGCGCACGCTGTCCTGCACGTAGCCGAGGTCAAACGTGCCATCGAAGTCGGGGTCGGCAGCGGACAGCATGTTGAGCACGTCCTGCCCGGTGACGGCCTTGCCCGTCTCGTCGTAGAAGAGCACGTTGGAGTGCGCCGCACCGGACTCTGTGGGCGCGCCGTTCGTCTCGTTCACGGCGGCGATGAGCGGCAGCAGACCGTCGATGCCCCCAATCGTCAGGGCGTCGAGGTTGCTGCTGTTGAGGATGTTCCCGGGGCCGCCCGACATGGTTTGCCCGATGACGGCCCCGTGGCCGTCGATGCCCTGCTGGGCGATGCGGGTGAGCACCCACAGCGCGATGTCGCTCGCGTCCCGGCCCTTGCCGAGCGTCGTCATCCGCGTGCGGTAGGCGTCATCCTTGTTCTTGTCAGCCAGTGCGCGCCGCTTGGCAGCGGCCGAGCGGGTGAACTGCCCGGCGTCGCGCTGCAGCACGCGGTAGAACTCGCTGTCGGACGGAACCTTCTTTGCCCAGTCGGTGTAGAACTTCGCCATCGCCAAGTCGTCGGCTGGGGTCGGGTCCGTCTTCTGCGCGTAGGCGGCAGACATCTTGGACTCGGCGATGCTGTACTCAATCTGCAGCACCGCGTTGCTGTAGGTGTCGTACAGCGGGTCGGCCTTGCTGATGCCCTTGAGGCGCCCGCGCCAGTAGGCGAGCACCATGGCGTCAGTGACCTTCTCGCCTTCGAAGTAGCCGCCGTTCTTCCACGCGTCCATGATGTTCTGGTCGCGGCGCGACTGCATCTCGCGCGCGATAGCCACCAGCGTGGCCGTCAGCGTGGGCTGCGACCGGGGGCGCCGACCGAACTCTCCAGTGCGGGCCACCGGCTATGCCCTCCGACCGAGTTTGACCTGCGACATGATGCGGCCCTTCGCCTCGCCGTTCTGCAGCATCGACTGCATCAGCGCGGGCTCCTGCCCGCCCTGCGCGGCAGCGAACGGCGCGGGCGCGCCGCCAGCCGCTTCGGGGAGGCCGGGAAGCGGGGGCGTCTGCCCCATCATCGACGGTTCTCCGCCCGGGCCGCCCATGCCTTGGTCGTTCGTCGGGGTGCCAGCGCCCAGCGCGGCCCGGAGGTCCGCCTGCCCGCTGGTCATCGCGCCCTGCGCCTGCTGCTGGACGCCCTGCGGCGCCTGCAGGCCGAGTGCCTGCAGCGCGCCAAGCAGCTGGGCCATGACCTGCACCCGCTCCGGCCAGAGCGTGGCGTCCGTGCTCTCCTCGCGGATGAGCTGCATCTCCGTCTCGGGGTCGTCCACGCCGACCATGTCCATACCCGTGCGCTGCGAGACGAGCTTCGCGGCGACCATGTTGGCCGCCCGCATGGCCGTCTCGGCCTCATCGCGCGGGGAAAGGGACGGGTCGGTGATGTCGAGGAAGCCAGCGCCGTCGCCAACGATGTCTCCGACTACCTTGTCCTTAGACTTCCAGACCTTGAGCGCCAGCTCCCAGAGGTCGCGCCGCCACTTGTACAGCGTCTTGCGCCGCAGCGACAGGCGGGACTCGTAGTTGGCGATGAGCGCGTTGATGGCCTTGGACGAGGACAGCACCTGCGCGGGCGCGAGGCCCAGCAGCAGGTCGTTCAGGCCGGACACCGCAGCGGCCTCGCGGTCGAGCCGAGTCAGGTACTGCTCCAGCTGGAACTGCGCGATGAACGGGGCGATGACCTCGATGCGCGAGTTGGGCCCGGGGGCAACGACCTTGTTGCGCTGCGGCTTGAGCCCTTCGGGCACGCGCGCAGGCGCTTCGGGGCCGACAATCTGCCAGAAGTCGCCAGCCACGGCGTTCGCAATCATCTGCGAGCCGGAGGTGATGCGCTCCATCTTCTCGCGGATGAGGTGTTCGATGTCGTACAGCTCGGAACGGCCGACGGGCAGGCCCGGGATGAACGTGTTGAAGATGGGCCGGTACGGCAGGTCGCCCTCGTACTCGGGGTACTTCATCGGCCCACGGATGATGGCGTTCCCGGCGATGACCACGTTGTACGTGTCCATGCGCACGAAGGTCGAACCGCGCCACACGGGCTGCCGGTACCAGTAGTCCCAGACCTCGATGCGCGCGTCGCCCATGTCGAGCCACGGGCGTCCGGTGCCGGACGCGAAGGAGTTGGCGACGACCATCGGGACGGTCTTGCCGTCTTCGTCGGTGATGGGGCGCACGTCCACGCCGAACTCCTCGGCGAGGGCGTTCGGCTCGTAGCGCAGGACGTAGGCAGCCCACTCCAGCTCGTCGTACTCGTCGGACTTGTAGCCCAGCCACAGGTTGCGCGGCTGCTCAACGACCTTGAAGCAGGGGTGCTTCTCTTCCTTGTCCCAGTAGATGCGGCCAGCGGCGATGCCGTAGAGGCTCTTCACCGTGATGGCCTTGTGCCACTTGAGTTCGAAGTCCTCTTCCTGCTTCCACGCCACGTACACGCGCTCCAGCGCGGCGGCGGCGTCGCGGGCCGCCTTCGTCGTGTCGGTCGCCAGCATGTTCTCGATGGGCTCGACGGCCTGCAGAGCGGCCGGAACATCCACGTAGACGGGCGGCGTGTTGATGGAGATGTGGGACATGCCCGGGGTGAACGCGCTGGGGTGGCTGGCCCACAGGTCGGCGCCGCCCTGCGTGATGTCCTCGGCGTAGTAGAGCTTGTCCATCCGGTCGCAGATGAGCGCGAGCCGGTCCTGATGCGGCTTGATGGCTGCGACGCGACGGGCAAGCCCGTACAGCACCTGCTTTTCCTCGTCCGAGATGGCGTGGCGCAGGCCGCGAGAAAGGGTCATATCCGCGAACGGCGCCATACCGTTCGGCACAAGGAAGTCGGTCATCAGAGCGCCACCGCTGCGTTGAAGTCGGACGACTGGGTACCTTCGACGGGCGTACGACGGAGCAGGGCGACGGCGCACGCGAGCGCCATCACAGCATCCTGCTCAATCTTGCGGTCCTCTAGCTTGTAGCCGAGCAACTGCTTCCTCACCTGCGCCCACGCGCCCTCGCGCGGCAGAACCAAGCGGCCCTCATCAATGATGGTGCGGAGGTCCCCAAGGAGCATCCGCTTCTTCTGGATGGTACCACCGAACTCGATGTTGGTGATGTTCGGAACGTCGTTGTCAATAGCCTCGCGGAACATCTTTCCGCCGAAGCCGGTCGCGTCCAACGCGGTGAAGCACTGCGACTTCAACCGCTGGACATTGTACGCGTTGAACGCGTCCGCCGCGAGGGCGACCAGCGTCTCCGTGGACTTCTGCCCGCGCTTCTGCTCCGCGCGCACGCCGACCAGTGTGGGGCGGCCGGGCTCGTCGGGGTTCGGGACGACCTTGAGGACGATGCTCCACGCGCTGTCCTCGGACTTGGCCGGGTCCACGCCCTGCAAGTAGAAGCCGCCGCGCTTCGCCGGGGTGCGCTCGGGCAGCTCGTCGTAGAACGACTCCTCCACGTTGGCGCCGTTGAAGTAGGCGGCGGCGGCCTGCAGGAACTCGCCGTCGATGTTCTGGCGGATGGTCCGCTCGTCCATGTCGGCGATGAGGCGGTCGAACATGTTCTGGTCGAGGCCGTGGCCGATGTTGTCGCGCGTGCTCATGCGCATGCTGACCCACGACGGCAGCCGCTTCTGGTTCGCGGGGTTCCCCAACTCCCACATGTCGGCGAAGTCGCTGCCCAGCGCCTCGGACGGGGTGGACACCAGCATCAGCTGGCCGCCGGTCCCGAGGCGGCGGAGGTTGAACACCTCTTTGAGCAGGAAGGGCAAGTTGCGCTCGATGCCAGCCTCGTCAAACGAGATACCGTGCATGTCCTTGCCGAGGGTGCCGAGCGCCTTCTCTCCGGTCGTGCGGAAGTGCACCTCCGCTCCGCCCATCTCGGGCACGAAGCGGACCCAGCGGTACTCGCCCATCTCCTTCACGGACCAGTCGGCGACCCTGCGCACCTCGCCAGCGATGAGCGGACACCCGAGCCCGCGCTGCGCCTCGTGCACGCCCGAGAGGATGCGCACGATGTCCGCGTACACGAGGTCGGCGACCTCTTGGCTGATGCCGAAGTGGTACCAGTGGTACTCGGACTTGAGCCAGCGCACGGCCTCGGCCTCGGTGACGGGCTTCGCCCGGTTGGTCTTGTCAAGGCAGCAGAAGATGATGAGCGCGGCCAGCAGCATCGTCTTCCCGGCGCGGTTGCCGGACGACAGCCAGAGCGTCAGGTACTTCGCCGACTGCGGGCGCACCGGGTCGCGCGCGAGGACGTAGCCAGCGAACGCCAGCTGTCCGACGTGCATCTCCAGCGCGAGCCGCGCGCGGCAGAACTCGCGGAAGCGAACCGCCTCCGCGACCTCGGCCGGTGTCAGATGGAAGCGGTTGAAGAGCTGGTACTCGGTCTGCCGGTCAGTCAGTATCATCGGTCACGTCGATGGCCTCGCCGTCGATGGTCCGCCCATCATCGAGGGCCAGCGGTTCGGGCTGCTGGCCGGTGAGCATGTGGATGATGGCGAACGCCAGCCCGGCTGACGCCTCGGCGCTCTTCTTCTCTTCGCGCTTGTCGAGCAACCCCTGCGCCTTGAGGCCAGCGGTGATACCGGCGGCGTGGTTGCGCTGCGCGAGGTCCAGCGTCCCCTGTTCGAACATCTCGTACGCCTTGTCCCGCACCTTGATGGCGAAGTCCTTGCGGTTCTCGCCCTGATACGGCTGCCGCGTCGCCACCCAGTGGCGCTTGTGGCGGGCGATAATCTCGGCGTTGATGTCGATGTTGTTCTCGGCCAGCAGCCGCGAGATGCCAGCGGAGGTCATGCCGGAGTTGAGGTAGTCGTTGACTACCCGCATGTTGAAGCTATGGTCGCAAACGGTGCAGCGGCTCATCTGCCAGCGAGGATAGCATCGACCCGGCCGAGCCGCAGGTCGCTCGGGCGCACGACAACGGCCGGAATGCCGCACTCGTTGAGCAGGAAGAGCCAGTCCCACTGCTCGTCGGACACTTCTCCCTGCTCGCGCTTCAACTCGATGGCGAGCGCGCGGTGCTGGCCCCGGTGGAGCATGAACAGGTCGGGCC